GCCCTCCCTACAAAAACAAACTTAAATGTGAAGTCTAGCCCCACTAGACTTCGCCGTCGAATATGGCATCGAAGTATTCGAGGGATGGTAAGTCGAGTCCCATTTCCTCGAAGAGACTTCGAATCCATACTCGATATTTGGAGCGATGATACATAAGTGAGTAAGCCACAGCTACATCGGGGAGCACAGCGTCATCAACGTGCAACAAATTGAAACTGTGCTTAGCCCGGTAACTAGGCTCCACTTGCATCCCATCAAACCTGAACCCAGCGAATTCGACAAGCCGCTCATACTGCTTGACGATGCAGAAGGTTTGCAACTCCTGTATATAGCGCTGCAAATCCTCCGGCTCTTGCTGTAGCGTATCATCACCCATTGACATGATAATACCCGGTGAATACCCCAACTGGAACACAACTCTAAGGTGCAATAAATATTGCATCAAAGAGTTGTCAGCGATAGTATTCACACACCCAGACTTGAGTGCTCCTGGACGCAACTGCCGTAGCAGATGACCCCCGCTCGTTATGAATACACACTTGAGATACAACTGCTCGAACCTATAATAAGCGTACTTAAACCACCTATTACGGAGCTCGCCAGTTGTTCTGCACAGACGCAAGCGCGCTTCAAGCACCATCTCTAAAAGCCAGAGCTGCACGGTCCAATCCCACGAAGACTTGTCAATAGCCACCCACTTCCCTTTGGGCGGCATCATCTTCCAGCCTCCGTGCAAGAAGGACCATCCTGGTTTTGACGGAATAACGTGCCAATTTTTAATTAGCAAGTCATTGAGATCGCCAAAAATCATGTGATCAATGATTTGATCGACCACACTGACCGACGATATCAACCTGTAGCGCTTGTCGTGCATTTTCTTCAAAGAATGGGGTTCAGGTTTGACAAACAGGCGGATAGGGTCTGCGCTAGACAGATTCCCTAGACGTCTACTCACCAAGTCCCAACACCACTCAACTCGGTCGGGTAGCCAATTCCCATCCACATCCGTAAACAGCTGCCTATTATTGGTAGCTTGTCTAAGGTATGGATAGCCCGGGCTACTATTGAGGTCAAGCCTCTGCAAGGCTCGCATAAAGTGATCCTTACTAAGGAAGTCTGAGGGGACCTCCCACCTAACCGCGTTATGTGTGTCCACAAACGTGTCCAAAATCCTAGTCCTTAGGTGAAAATCCGGTCCATCAGTACGCGTTCTAGTTCTTAGGCTGCCATGATATGCCAGCGAACTTAACTCTGCAGTATGCCCGAACTTGGGCCAGTCATACTGCTTAGCAAGTTTTCTAAGGCTAGCTGCGTACTTCTCTGGGATTCTAGGATTAATTTGAGGTAATCCTGCCGCGACGGACAGGGGGGACTCTTGTCCGATGAGCTCGAACTCCGCGTTGAGCTCGCTGATCTGCGCGCTCGTGAGGCTTTCTTCCCTAAAAAAGCCCCCGCGGTACGAACTACTTTCCTCGAATCTACTTGGTCAGCCGACTCTTTGGTAAAACTACCATCAGTCATAGGTATACATGTTTTCCTATGACGGGCCAAGCGTTCTGAGGAACGGCACGTGACACCGCACCGGTCGCATTGAATGCGTTGCGGGTGAGATGCCCGCAGGTGGTTCCTAACCGCCTGCTCATCAGTACATGAGATCCCACACTGAGGACATATGGGTTTCTCATGTAATCTGGCATGTGCCACCGGATCAGTAAATTTCCCTGAGCACATAGTGCAGCTATAAAACTGCCTCTTTGCCTCAGGTAATGGCACCTCCACCATCGGATGTTCAACCCGGTCCATCCGACGTTCCAGTTCAAGTACCCTCCTTACCAAGTCTGCTATCACCTCTTCAGCTTGATAAGTGTTGCTCGCTTTGGGCGACGCTCCAGCGGGCAACTGGGCCAGGATGGTCATTTCCTCTCCGGACTCACTACCACCTTGGGGGTGCATTTTCATGGCGATAGTACCATCCTCAATTGTTACGTGGGGCTTAACTGTCTTGGGCTTGGTGGCCATAGCCCCTGCTATTGACTCATCAGCCCACTCACAGACTTGTCCCCATGTAGCGCCGCGAGCCAGCATCTCGCCCTGCTCCTCGTCGGTGTACTTAAAGCGTCTTTCTACCACCTTGAACACATCCGACGAGTCCCAAGTTTTCTTGGGCTGAGACTTCCAAATATCCTGGGCAGCAAAATCCTCGGAAGCCTCACCTATCATGTAGCGTTTCAACTCCGCTGCCAATAATAGGGAAGCCACTCCCATGTTTTCGTTTGCAACGACCCCACAGTGTATGCCGTACACAGCATTACCCACTGTATATGCTGCACCCGACATCCCGGGGACCGTACTGCCATGATACACTAGAAGTCCTACCATCTGGCTCTTAGACAGCAGTCCACTACTGACTCCTTTCTGCCCATAAACAGAAACAAAAAGGTTAGTTGCCATAGTTTTCTGTGACAACACAGCTGTCCGAATGGCCAACCGTGACCAAGCAACGTCACTGACTCTTATATAGACTAAGTCACTAAAAGCCCGCGACCTCAACATTGGCACAGTCGGTACTTGAACTTTATTCCCGTTGGCGCTTAATATGACTTCAGGCATGCCCGCTACCACATGCTCTGGGGTAACTAAAAAGTCGCCAACTCTGATTCCGTAACCGTAGTGCGAATCAGACAAAAGCCCAGGCCGCAATATTGCCACCTGAAACTTAGGCTGATCCCCGGCTCTAAAATCAGACCCTTCACGCATAGCTTCTAAACTCACTCCTCTCAGGCGCATGATAGCCCTTCTCACGGGTCTACGGCTACGCCTGACAAGTAGCGCTACCACTATGCTCGCTACTACGACACCAACTACAACAAGCGGCTGAGAATGTTCAATAACGAGCTCCCAAAGGAGCTCGTACCTGCTCTTCGGCCGGATAACCATTTCTTTATGCCGGCAAATCCAACTATAAACGCTGAATAGGAAAACAGCGTTCACAGTTAGCTTGTAGGCCATCATGATTCTACGACCGATAACAGTAACCTTGTCAACCATCACGTCCAATAAATATTTTTCTTGCTGTAATTGTTGTTCAGCTTCCATTGTAAATAAAGAGCGCAAATTTTATTTGAATTTAAGCTTGTTTTGATTCTCCACTT